CGGATGACCTGCTCAGTGGTGGCCGCTTCTTGCAGTTTGTCGATGCGGTTCTTGATTTGAGCCTCCAGCAGCTCTCGTTCCTGCTTGTCGTACTTGGCATTGATGAGGGAGATATCGGCATCGCTGCGCTCGGCTTCACGCAATTCGGCCTCTCGCTGCTTCTTGAGCTGCTCAAGTTTCAGCCTGTACTCTTCCTCGCTGCCCTCCTTGACAGATGCAAGTCGGTTGGCCAGGTCTGTCTCGTTGCGCTTCTTCTGGTAGTTGTACTCGGCATCGGAAATGGCGTGCTGCATCGCTGCCATTAGTTGGGTGCGGGCCAATCGCTCTTTCTCGCCCTCACCCTTGATGGCATTGATTTTCTTTACCCAGTTAAGACGGAGTTGTATCATCTCCTTCTTGTGGTAGTTCTCTTCCATCTCAAGCATGGCCTCAAGTTGGGCTTCCTCGGCCTTTAGGTCTTGCTGGCGCTGCTTTTCGGCGGCTTTCTCGGCTTCCTTCCTGGCTTTCTCGGCGGCTTTCTTAGCTTTCTCTGCCTCGGGATCCTTGGCATGGGTCGGGGAAGTGACGGCACCACCTGAACCGCTGCCGCCGCCATAGCCGTCGTCAATCTTGGTGTCGCTCAACCTGTCGGCATCGATGTAGTTGAGGTGGCCATTGACGGTATTGTTGAACCCATCGACAAAAGCGTCACCCATGTTTGCCCCGGCTTTCCTGATGTCACCGAGGCCCTCTTTGACGTACTTGGCCACACTGGAGGTCATGTCGTGCCATCCCTGCTTGATTTTGTCAGCGTCAAAGGTGACTATACCCTCGAGAATGTCACCGAAGGCCTTGAGCTGGCGACCCACATTCTTGACAGCATCAATGATGAGGTTGAACACCAGCTTGACCACCTCCCACATCACCTTGAAGTTGGTAATGATGTTGTTGAGGGCGGCACGCACCAGCAGCGAATTGTTGTACCAGTCAACGAAATAGTTGATGAGGCGGACAACCCATTTGATGGCATCGATGAGGCCCTGCTTGATCCATATCTTGGCATTGGTGGTCATCCTGGAGAAACCGCCGTTGCCCATCTCGAACAGGGACGCGATGACGTTATTTAATTCCGTTTGCGTCTCGACCTCCTTGACCTTGAGGCGTTGCAGGCTGTCCTCGGCTCCCAGCAGTTGCTCGGTGCCGGTCTTGGCCTCAGCCAGGAACGAGATGAACTCAGTACCAATCTGGCTCTCGCCACGCGCTCCGAATAGGTCCTTCATCACGGCGGCCACCTCTCGGCTGTTGGTGCCCGTTTCCTGTATCTTCTTGGCAATCTCCTGCATCGACTCGACGACGCTCTTTCTGCCCTTCTGGATGTCCTCTGACATCTGCGTGGCATCGATGCCGATGGCCTTGAGGCTGTTCGCCGTGCCGATGTTCATGGTGCGCAACTGCATGGAGGCCTTGCCCATGGCGGTCATGGACTTGTTGGTGTCAGCTCCCGCTTTCTCGATCTGCCCGGCAAAGGCTACGAACTGGTCAGCCGACAAGCCCATCTTCTCCATCGTGGGGGCAAAGCGTTGCAGGATGTTGAGGTACTGCTCACTGTTCACGCCTCCGGCGGCAAATCCCTTGTTGATGAGGTCGAGTGCCTCGTCAACGGTCACGCCCATGTTGTGGCTGATGGAAGTCGCGGCCTTGAGCGTGGTGATGAAGTCCTTGCCGTAGGTGTCGGCCACGGCCTGCACCTTGTCTCGCACAGCGGACATGGCATCACCAGTCAAGCCGGTAAAGAACTTGGTCTGCCTGGACGCTTCAAGTAATCCCTTGTTATAGTCATACCACCACTTCACGCCAGCGACAACCCCGGCAATGCCCAGGAACGCGAGCATGTAGGGATTGGCGAGCAGCGTCATGGCGGTCTGCCCGAATGCCTTTACCTTGGTGGTTAGGCCTGTCATGACGCTTCCACCGTTGCTTGCATTAGCGGCAAGGGACGTGAACGAACTGCCAAGGTTGGAGTTCACACCGACCATCTTCAACGCCTGGTCAACGAGCGACGTGCTGGCTTTCTCGTTCTCACGCATCACACGCTCGTTCTCCTGTATCTTCTTGGTGAGTTGGTCTATCTGGTCCTTGGCGTTGGGTGTGGTGGCCTTGATACGCTCCAGCGCGTCACGCAGGATGACATTCTGCTCCGCCGCCTCCCGTGCGCTCTTGGCCTCGGTGGTCAACGCTCGTTGCAACGCGTCAGTATCCTTGACACCTGCATTTGCGGCAATGGCATAGTTGCCCACGTTGCGCTGGAACTCGCCCATATCAGCGGCCAGGTCCTTGAGGTGGGCATCAAGCACGGAGATGTTGCCGAGCAGTTCCTGACCGGCTGCACTCCGCTTCTGCTCTTCGCTCATGTCCTTATAGGCCATCTTCATGCGCTCCAGCTCCAGCGAGAGTTGCTTGTAGCTGCCCTCGGTGGCTTGGTTGGCCTTCTCCTCGTTGTTGATGACCTTCTGCAACTCCTGGTTGGCAATCTTCAACTCGTTGTACTGCTGCTTGAGGTCTGCAAGCCTGGTTAACGCCTGCTCATGCGTGATGGCGTTGTTTTTCTCCTGCTGCTCGACCTCCTTCATCTGTTCCTTCAGCCCCTTCATGGCCTGCTCGTTCGACACAAGCAGCGACATATTGGACTGCATCGTGCCCAACTGGGCATCGGTGGCAGCCTTCCAGTTGTTGGTGACAACGGCGGCCTCCCGGTACTGACGGTTGATTTTCTCCTGCTCGGCCAACTGGCGCGAGATGGTGTTGGTGGTGTTGGCAATAGCACCGTTTAACCTGGTGGTGGCACCCTGCATCTGATTGCTGGCGGCAATCATGTCACGGGCACCGCTGCGCACCAGCGAGTCCAGTTTGTCGAGATCGCCGATGACCGTCACCTTGATGTTGATGCCCTGGATCATCTGATTGCAAATCTCGACGTACTTGCCCCTCATGCTCTCCATCGTGGCCATGAATTCGGCCATCGCCTGTTTCGCTTCGGGAGCGACCAAATCGTCTATCCTAATTCCCATGATTGTTTGTTATAAGTAGTGAAAATACTCGATTATCTTACCGCTGCCGCCAGTACCGCGACAGTTGAACGTATAGGTGCCGTCATCCTTGAGGCGCAGTTCCATGATGCACCCGCTCAGGATGGCGGCTTTCTTGGCAAGCGACGCCATGCGCTCATACTCGCCGGCTTTCTTCTTGTTCTCGCAACCGCAACTCATAATCCGCAACTTTCTTTGAAGTCCTGCAAGTACGGTATCAGGTACTCCTCGTTGAAATACTGCACGGCGGTGCCAGTGAGGTCAAACAGCTCCTCGCCGTACTTGCCGAGGATGCTCGGGCCGTCACCGCTCTCGACGACGCGGATCTCTATCTGCCTGTCGGCCTTGACGGATGAAATCTCGCTGTAGAACTTGCCGTTGATGAACAGGTTCGGCGTGTCGTAGGGTCGGGGAGGGAGGCCCAGCAGCGAACTCGATATGGGAGGCGTGATCGCGCCCTTCCATGCCTTGTAACCCTCGCTATCGTGATACCACATGCCAGGCTCCTCAAAGAACGGGTCATCATCATACGAGGGCGTGATGTAGGTGCCGTCGCCCTTGAGGCCGCTGTACATCTGCTCAGTGATCATGTGGACGAACACGCCCTGGTTGCGCTCCATGCACTCCAGGCACTTGTCATCAAAGCCATCGACATAACGCTTCACCGCGTCAAATACCTCATCGAATGTTGCCATGCTACTCTAATTAAAACGGGCGGTGCAAATTCAATCACACCGCCCGCTGGTTACTTACTCTCCTCTTTCGAGGCGGACTTCTTTCCCGCTTTGGGCGGGCTCATCAGGTCGTAGATGTCGGCCAGCTTCTTCTTGCGCTCCTTGACGGGGAGGTCAAGGAAGAAACCCTCGGACATTTGCGCGACGAACTTGTCCTTGCCCATCGGCACACAGGCCGACTCCACGAAGGTCACGCCATCGACAATCATCCCGTGATGCCCTCAATGCCGGCCTCATAGAGTACCGACGGAGACTTGAGCGATACAGTCGCGCCCTCGCTCGCGGTGATGGTCAGGGTCTCATCAGCGGCATTGTACGTCGCAGCGGTGGCACCGTTGAAGATGGTCGATGCGGCGGACGAAATAGCCGATCCGTACTTCGGGGTCAGGTCATAACCGCCGACAACCTCAAGCAGCTTGTACTTGTTGCCGGAGTCGGCGGTCTTGACGAGCTCGACGTGGGTCAGGCCGACAAGGGAGTTGGCCAAGTTGAAGTCCAGCTCGATGAAGTCGAACTCCTCGATGGCGTCGCGGGCATCCTTGAACGCAAACGACACAGTAAGCGTTGCGGGGTTGCTGCTTGTGGGATGAGGAGTCACGGTGGGATAGAGCGTGGTGATGGGGAAACCACGGAGGTTGTCGCCGTCACGCAGGCCGTAAACCACGTTGTTCTGATCGAAGTAGAACACCTCGAAGGGGATGTTCATCGCCTTACTCAGGCCAGCGGCCAGGTCCGGATAGAACTTGTCGAGGGTGAACGTGTCGGTGCGGGCACCTACCATCGTCACCTGGTTGCCGCCGTAACCGACGGAGCTCACGTTGGGCTCGCCGCCTTCCTTGGCGTACTCCACAAACGTCATGATGGGCATGATGCGGTTGGGACGGTCAGCGTGGCAAGCCTCCTTCAATGATGCGGCAGTGGCGTTGGCGGGGAACACGGTGCCCACCTCAACGACAATCGCACCCTTCACGTTAGCGAGGTCGAGCGGACACTTGGACGTGCCGGTATTCAGTTCGCCTCGGCTGCAATTTCTAATACGTCTCATTTTCTTGAACAATAATCGATTTTAACTTTCAGTTGTAAGTTCATGATGTTGATGGCGTCAATAGGCTCGCTCACAGCCTCTCCAGCCGTGCTCGTGTATGCCCCGTATCTGCCATAGGAATAGTTCTCGGAGTACTCGTGCGGTATCTTGCCGCCATAACCCCAGTCCAGGCGGCGGTCATTCTCCAGCTCCTCCATCAGCCTGCTGTATATCGGCCTCAGGATGTGCTCAAACGAATAGACCTTGCGCTGCTGGTTGCTCCACTCCTTAACCGATGAACAAGCTATGAGCAGGTTGACATTCGCCTTGGTGTAGAACTGGTGGCTCACGGGATCCTCCATGTTGCGTTTCTCCTTGATGGGGGCGAACAGGCAGACCACGGGGAACTTGGCCACGCTCGTCTCTTCGGCCTTGGTCTTGTCGTCGAGGTCATCCTTGAAGTACCGGGCGTTGCCGAACACATAGGACACCTCGGGGTTCTCGATCTCGATAAAAGACGTGGGAACCACGGAGGGGTCCATCACTTCTGGTATGGTGATGGACAGCCCCTCGCTTATCCTTGCCACAACGTCGTCGATGATGTCAACTATCTCTGTGCTCATAGGTTGAAACGGTTAATGCGTGTGGTCATGTTGGATGATACCTCAATCTTATCGAAAGCGTCACCGGACTGGAGCGATGCCCAGGCGGCAAAGCGGATGTTCCTGTTCACCATCTCGTTCCAAATCGAGACCTGGCGACCGATGGGATTGACGACCTCGTTCTCATTCTTCCAGATGACAAGGCCCCTGTCGGTGGCCTGTGTGGCTGCATCTCGAAGGATGTAGAAAAAGACGTAATCGGCGAACGACTCACGGATCTGCGAGAACAGCTTCTCGTAGTCAGTGTTCACCTCGAAATCGGTGCCCTCATTCTCGGCCTTTTCCTTGTCTGCCAGGTACCCGTTGACGGCAACGGCCAGGCTGTCACCCAGCAACTCGCACAGGAATGCGAGCTGGTAATGGGCGATATAGCCCAGGATGGCCTTATTGACGCTCAACGAATTGGAGTTCTGCGCAGGCGTAGAAGCTGCCGAGGCATTCATGATATGCCTTGGCCCGGTTGTGAAATATGAAACATCGATAAGCATGGTTTCTCCTACTTTTTAGTGCTTCTCGTTGACTTCTTCGGCTCCTCTTGAGCAGGCTCCTTCTCGTCAGCGACTTGACTATCCTTGCTGTCAGCATCGGCAGTCACCTCCTTGTTGTCTTCACCCTCGGGAGCGGCTTTGGCGTCGCTCTCGGCGGCAGGCTCTTTGCTGTCGGTCTCGGGAACCTCGGGAGCCTCGGGCTGCTGCTCCTGCTCCTTTTCTGTCTCGGGGGCTTTGGGCTGCTCGGGAGCCTTGGGGGCTTCCTCGCTGGCGTCACCCTCGGGAGCCTCGGCAACCTCATCGCAGGGGGTCACGATGATGTCACCCCTGCTGATGCGGATGCGGTTCTCACGAATGACCTTGTCAACGGCACGGCCTTCGATGATATACCTCTTGCCTGCCATACCTTACGCTCTTGCGATTGCGGCCTTCAGTGCACTCACGCTGCCATAGGCAAACGCCCAGGGGCAGTAAACAGGCAGCATCAGCTCCATCTGGGCGATGCAAACGGTCTGGTTCTTGAGGATCTCGGTGACACCCTCGGCGAACTCGACGTTCAAGGCAGTGTAGGTAACGATGTTCACGCCGTTGCGGAAGTCACCAAGCAGGTACTTGCCGGTGGGGATGGCGTTGGTGCTGATGACGGGCACGCCGCCAACGGTCAGATTACCGAACGCGTCACGCACGAAGTCGAGACGACGGCCAGTGGTGTCCTTCTCGGTCTGCATCTGGAACAAGGTGATCGGGTTCATCAGGATGGCGGTGGGACGGAACTCACCGTAGGTCATCACGGCAACGGCAGCCTCCAAAGCGTCCTGGCTGTTGGGATCCTCGACGCTCTTGAATGCGCTATGGTTGAGCGTGAACGAGATCAACTCGGGGTGAGCCTCCTCG